AATTCCAGATGCAGTAACTAAAGCAATTAAAAAAATAAAGGACAAGGCTAATGATAAAAACAAGTAGTCAGCCTGATGTTATTTGTGCAATTGATGCCAGCACAAATAGTCTAGCATTTACCATATACTCGTATAAAAAATTATCAGATCACGGGAAGATAATGTTTGAGGGCAAAGATATTTATGCTAAAGTTATTGATGCTAACAAGAAAACAAAAGCCTTATTTGATTACTATGATTTAGTTGAGGCTATTGTTATTGAGCATACAGTTTTTATGAATTCCCCCAAAACTGCAGCAGATCTTGCTCTTGTACAGGGAGCAATTATAGGTGGCGCAGGTCTATCTAATATTAAAATTATTGGAAAAGTATCTCCGATAACTTGGCAATCATATTTAGGTAACAAAAAACTAACCAAAGAAGAGCAATTTCAAATTAGATCTTTAAATCCAGGTAAATCATTATCATGGTATAAGGCATACGAAAGAGATTTTAGAAAACAAAGAACAATAAAATTATTAGGTATTATTTATGATAAAAAAATAACAGACAACGATGTTGCAGATGCAGCAGGTATTGGTCATTGGGCAATAAATAATTGGGAAAAGGCGGTGCAATAATGCCAGAATTAAATGCAAACATACCCCCAATCGATTGCTATGTTCGTGGAAACTATTTAAGAAATCAAAAAGATAGCCATGATAAATATTTCCCATGTGTTGTTTTTGGGGTAGCAAGCGTAAAAAGTAGAAGCCCACTATTCCATATAATGATGGAAGATGGTGGCTTATGGTGGAGAATGCCGATCAGCGCATTTTGTACAGAGCCTGGAGTTCCAGAACAGGATATTCATAACTTGGTTTTGTGGAATTGTTTTAGTCATCATATATCCGTAACAAAATTTGAAAATTTAACAAATTTAAGAATGTCTTACATTGACAGAACAAAAACCCATCACAAAGGAACATATTTGTTTACTCTTGATTGGCATAACCCTGATACAAATGTTTTAGACGATGGCTATTCAGAAAGTCCAGCAGAGCACAAATGTGGTCATGTCATTCAAAGAGATGATGGAAACTATGCTATACAGCCTAACAATCGGGTTCGTATTTATGAGCCTTCGTTTACTCTTAAGAAAGACTTTGTCATTGACAGGATTATTAACGAAAGAAAATGGGATGTAGAAAATCAAGATAAGTGGACTTTAGAAGATTCTAATAGATTTCATTATGACATAAGTGCTATGGAAAATGAAGGTGGTCCTGTAGTTGATGATGAAATGCGTCCAGTAGTCAGAGAGGCTTTTAATCAATTCTTGGCTGATCCAAATACTGAAGCAATAATGGAAAGATTAAAATATATGGAAGAGAATGGCATATGAAAATACTGGTATCAATAATATCTTATAAAGAAGCAGATTTAAAAGGAACAGTTTCAGACTGTTATTCAAAAGCAAAAAATAAAAATAATTTATTTTTTTCTATTGTAGAGGAACACTTTCCAGAATTTTATTCTAATTTAAATTTTATACCAGAAGAGCAGATTCTATATAGAAAATTTGATTTGTCAAAGTATCGTGGCATCCTTTGGGCTAGAGACCTTACAACAAAAAACATACCAGTTGATTTTGACTATGTGCTTTATATTTGTGGTCATACAAGATTTGAACAAGACTGGGATATAACATGCTTACAAGAATACGCAAAAGCAAAAGCAAAATCTGAAACTGGAAAAGCCATTTTAACTCTTTGTCCACCAGACTTTGAATACAACGATGACTGGTCTATTAAATATAAGAATCATGTAAAGACTAACCTTTATCATCCTTCTATTACTGGATGGGATCCAATAAAGCAAGAGGTTGCAGACTTTATTCCAGGATATTGGTTTCCAATTGGAAATGTACCGCCAGAAGATGACGATGTTCATGAAAATTATTGGGTACATTTTACATGGTGCTTTGCAGAAAAATTGTATATTGATGAAGTTCCATTAGACCCAGAAATGAATTTTAATGGAGAAGAGCCCTATGTGTCTTTACAGTCTTGGGGTAGGGGTTGGAGAATGTTTGCAACATCAAAAATTTTTTCATATCATCATCTTTCAAGAAAATATCCAGGAGAAAAATTAAGTAGATATGACACCGCCAGGCCCTGGGCAGATGACAAGAAAAAAGATCATTGGGAGCATTCAAGAAAAGCAATGTTAAAACTTAATTTGCTTTTTTCTGGAAGACTGACTGGAGTCTATGGAAATATTCCTTTAGAGGTTACTCAAGAGTATTGCAGAAGAAGTGGTATTTCTTTAAGAATGACAGAATACAATCCAAATTATGATAAAATTAATAGGTATCAGCATCATGTTCTTAATAAAGATAAGCCACCAGTAAAAAGAGAAGATTTAGACTGGAAAGTGCCAGGAGTTGACAAATAAAGTTATGGCTGCTAAACTATATACAAGCGAGGCTTTTATGCGTAAACGTTATTTGATGGATAAAAAGACTCCAGAGGAAATTGCAAAGGAGTGTGGGGTAAGCGTAGAAACTATTTATGTGTACCTTGCTAAATTTAAACTAAGGAGGTCAAAGAGATGAAAAAGATACTGTTGTCTATTGTTGCATTGGTTGGTGTGTTGTCGTCATTAGCAGCCATATCCCTAATTAGATTTGCAAAAAGTATGGAAGACTGGGAAGCGTCTTGGGAAGAAGAGGATGAAGATGAGTTCTGAAACACAGTTTACAATTGCTCAGGTTTGTGATGAAATTAAAGAAATGCTTATTGCAAAGAACAAATCTTATGGAGATTCTGCATTAAGTCCAGTAAGAATCTTTGCTACATCTGACAGCGTAGAGCAACTACATGTTCGTATTGATGATAAGTTATCAAGAATAACTAGGGGCGGATCATACATTGGAGACAATGATATAGATGACCTTATAGGATATTTAATACTTTTAAAAATTGCAAGGGAACTAAATAATGTCAACTGAAGATGATTTAGTTAAACATCTTGATCAGGTTAATCAAGTAGTAGAAGAATACCTAAAGGGTAATGATCCCACCGTAATTTCAAAACAACTTGCTATACCAAGACAAAGGGTAGTAACACTTATTAATGAGTGGAAGGTTATGGCATCTGCAAATGATGCTATTCGTGCTCGTGCAAAAGAGGCACTGGCTGCTGCCGATACGCATTATAGTAAACTAGTATCCCGCACATACGAAGTTATTGACGAAGCATCTATGACAAACAATCTTAGTGCAAAAACTGCTGCGATTAAATTAGTTATGGATATAGAATCTAAAAGAATTGACATGCTACAAAAGGCTGGACTGCTTGAGAATAAAGAACTTGCAGAAGAGATGGTACAGATTGAAAGACGACAAGAAATTTTAATGGGAATCCTTCGTGATATAGCATCAGAGCATCCAGAAGTTCGTGACGAGATTATGCGTAGGCTTTCCGATATTGCTAAAAGAGATGAAGTGATTACAATTGTCCACGACGTTCAATGATTTCCTTGAAGCCCTTGCTGACAACCATTTTGAAGAAACTCCAGTAGACGCAAAAACATTTGTTGAGTCACCAGACTATTTGGGTCAACCAGCATTATCTGATATTCAGTACGATATCGTTCAGGCTATGAGTCAGGTATATCGTAAAGAAGATTTACAGCAAATCATGGGCGAAGAAGAGGGTGCTAGATATTTTGAAAAATATACTAAGAATGAAATTATCCTTCAACTTGGCAAGGGAAGTGGAAAAGATTTTACCTCTACTGTTGCCTGTGCTTACATTGTGTATAAGTTGTTATGCCTTAAGGATCCAGCCAGATATTTCGGAAAACCCTCTGGGGACGCTATAGACCTAATCAATGTGGCTATCAACGCACAGCAGGCAAAGAATGTTTTCTTTAAAGGTTTTAAAACAAAGATTGAAAAGTCCCCCTGGTTTGCGGGTAAGTACGAAGCAAAAGTAGATTCAATAGGATTTAATAAATCAATTACAGTTTATTCTGGACACTCAGAAAGAGAATCACATGAAGGACTAAATCTTTTGCTTGCAGTTCTTGATGAGATTTCTGGTTTTGCATCTGAGGTTGGTACAGGAAATGAACAAGGAAAGACTGCAGAAAACATATACAAAGCATTCCGTGGATCTGTAGATTCTCGTTTTCCAGACTTAGGCAAGGTTGTTTTACTTTCATTTCCAAGATATACAGGAGACTTTATTTCAGAAAGATATGAGTCTGTTATTGCAGAAAAAGAAGTTATAGAAAGAACACATGAATTTATAATTAATCCACTTCTACCAGACACGGAGGCAGACAACAAATTTGAAATCTATTGGGAAGAAGATGAGATCACTTCATATAAATATCCTGGGGTATTTGCATTAAAGAGACCCACATGGGAAGTCAACCCAACAAGAAAAATTGATGATTTCAAGACTGCTTTTATGACAGATCTTGGAGATGCTATGATGCGTTTTGCATGTGTTCCAACTTTTGCATCAGATGCATTTTTTAAACAGGTAGAAAAAGTAAGAGCCTGCATGACACTTAGAAATCCAATAGACACCTTTAAAAGGTTTGATGAGTCGTTTAAACCAGATCCAAATAAAAAATATTATGTCCATGCTGACCTTGCACAGAAACATGACAAGTGTGCAGTTGCGATTGCCCATGTGGAAAAATGGGTAAACATTCAAGTAATTAATAACTATGAACAGGTTGCTCCAGTTGTTATTGTAGATGCAGTAGCATGGTGGGAGCCAAAGTTAGAAGGACCAGTTAACCTTTCAGAAGTAAAGCAATGGATACAAAACCTTAGAAGGATAGGGTTTGATATTGGCATGGTTTCGTTTGATCGTTGGCAATCGTTTGATATTCAAAATGAATTAAAGCAGGTAGGAATGAAAACTGATACTGTTTCTGTTGCTAAAAAACATTATGAGGATATGGCAATGCCCCTATATGAAGAGAGACTCGTCATGCCAGCAATAGAACTTTTGTTTGAAGAACTAACCCAATTAAAAATAATGAAAAACGATAGAGTTGATCACCCACGAAAGAAGTCCAAAGACTTGGCTGATGCCGTATGCGGTGCTATTTTTGGAGCAATATCGCATACCCCTAAAAATATAGAGTCTGAAGTAGAAGTTCATACTTTTAGGGATAGACCAAAGCAGGTTGACACACTTCCTGAGAACGTGATACAATATAAGCCTAGTCAAATAGAAGAAATTAAAGACTATTTGGATAGACTTAAAACAATATAACAATGAATAATAAAAGGAGAAAAATGAATTCATTTAAGAAAATTTCCCTTGCCGTGGTTGCAGCCATGACTATGGGTACACTTATCGCAACACCTGCAAGTGCTGCTGTAATGACAGTCGCTGTATCTCTAGACGGAACTGCTAACACAACCAATTCCTCTATTACTACACCTGCTGCATTGCCAGTGCCTGCTGATAACACAGTAGACTCTGCAGACGCATTACGCTTTATTGCAACTGTTTCATCAGGAACATCAGTTTCTGCTACCTGCACAAACTGCACAATCGTATCTGCTTTGCATACTGCTGCTGCTCCAGTAACAAAC